TGTAAGTAGTCGAATGTGCAACGCCATCTGGAATTAAAAAAGTGATAGTCCCCATTGAGCGCTTGATAACATCTTCAACCATCGGTATGTCATCTACAACTATTGCCATGTAATATTTATCTGGTTCGTCAGAAAAAAACAATTTTCTAGGTGTAGTTCTGTTAAAAATCTTCGCTAAATTATGTTTCACCTCGTTTCTATTTCTGGTCCAAATAGAAAAATCAACACTTATTTTTTTAGCTCCAACGTGCACAGATTGAACGTGCTCGCCAATTTTTAAAGCGCTACTTGAAACAACATTACGTGTATTTCCGACGTCTCTTTTGATGTCGTGTATCTCTATGACATTAGATAGATCTATACCATCAAATTTCATTGTAACTTTCCCTATGACAGTTCACCTCGCATTCGTTTAAGCATGATACTTTCAGACTCGTTGTGTTCTTTAATCATCCTGCCGACCTTTCTCATATCTAAATAGACATCGCCATTTTCTGTCTCATGATTTTTTGTTCTAAGCGTTAGTAAAATTTCATTCAAAATTCTTGCAATATTAGAGTCGTCGTATGATGTCGTTTCTGATACTCTCCTCTTAGGGATTGTAATGCTTTTGACAAACGTCGAATCTTTAGGAATTCCAACGCCGTTAGCATATTTAGGTATTCCTAAATTTTTCATATAGTCCCTGGTCATACTAGCTTTCATGACTTTCGAACCTTTCGGCAGTGGTAATACTACATCACGGCCATCTGGGATGAATGATTGTCCATTCGGTAAAGTTACTAGTTCTTTATATAAAGGCCCTTTTTGGTCATTGACCATTGCGAAACCGCCTGGGTGATAATCAGTACCATTTGCGAACTTAAAGGCATTAGCTGCAGCAGCAGCGATTCCTATAGTGACCGTTCTCGGTATGCTAGCTAATAGTTGTTCTATGACTCCTCCTGCGTCATTCCTAGCTCTAATTGAGATAGGTTGACGTTGTTTAGCGCTATCAATTGCTCGTTGCGCAGAATTGACATCAGGTTTTGTATCATTTTTAGCTTTAATGCTTGTTGGTTTCTTTTGAACAATGCTGTTGACTGATTTTTTTGCTTTCTCAACATCAGAACTAGTCATATCTTTTGCTAGTAACTTTTGCTGTTTTGGAGACAACGAATTCCAATTTTCAAGCGCTTTGGTCGCAACTCCTTTTTTATCAAGAAAATCTTTATTGTCGCCTAGAATACGCTTAACGCCTTCTGGCAAACTATTCCATATTTTTAAGTGCTCCTCACTTTCTACTATGGATTGAATGCCTTGATGCCCATCAACGATTAGTTTTTTATCTTCTGGTTTGAGAGCATCCCATTTGCCAGTTTCGACTAGAACTTCTGCCATGGTTACACGAGCGTTAGTCTCTAAATTTGCATTCTTTGCAATAAACTTAAGTCTGTCCCAGCCACCTTCCGCTTCAAGAGCTTTAGCTACTTCCTCTTTAGCATTTGTTTTCAACTTACCCGTTTTGGGATTCCAGACAAGGCTATTCCATTGCGAATTAGCCACCTTTTGATCTTCTGTTGATTTTTTAGTAGTTCTAGCCCACATAGTATTAACTTCTTGAGCTTTAGATGCTGCTTTGGTTGTCTTCTTCATCAACTCTTCATAAGATAACCCAAGCTCCTTCATTTGCTTTTTGACATCGTTAACCATCGCTTGTTGCAACTGCGGGTCTAAATATTTCGCAGTCCCTTTAAGCAATTTCTTTTGGATTTTAGCATAACGTTTGCCATAAGCTTCCATTTTCAAGTAATGGTCAGCTTCGAGTTGTTGCTGTTTCTTGTGGATTTCTTCCCTCGCTTTAACAGCAGCTTCATCATCACCTTTGATAGAGTCATAAGCTTTTTTAAGACCACTTTTTAACTTTTGATATGATTTATTTTCAGCTTTTATCCATTTTTCAGTAACTTCAAGAGCCTTAGTTAACTGCTGACTATTTAACGCTTCTAGCTCACCATTCATCGCCTTGGTAATTGCCTTCTTCTCTTTAGCAGAGTAGTTCAATTTTGATAGCTGCACATTGATAAGCTCATTTTGATTTGCTAAAACAACAGCATTCTCTTCTTCAGTTAATCTTCTATGTTCGTTGCTAGCGTTTTGATAGATATTAATGACTTCATCAGACATCTGCTTGACATTATCAATTGTTTGCCTGCTTGATTTTTTCAACTGTTCTATCGTTTCTTGACTGAAACCAAGTTGCTCTGCTAATTTAACGTTTTTACTTAAGTCTTTATTTTCTAGTTTTTCGATTTCGGTAACTAGTCCTTGAAATGCTGTCTTAACAGCATTGACTTGGTCAGCTCCACCTCTGAATCCTGCCATCGACTGATTCGTCTTATCAACTTTATCTTTAAAAGCCTGTAGTTCATTGGCTTGTACCTGATTAACTTTAGTTCCCCACTCTTGTGTACGCTGGTGAGCTTCATATATCTTATTAGCTAATATACCTATTCCGATAACCGCAGCACCGCCGATGATGACCCCCCAAGTCACTGGATTTCCTAAAAGCCCTACACTAGCTGCCGCTGTTGCAGAATTAGCACCTAGACCGCCTACAGCAGTAGCTAATCCTTCTGCTGCTTTTGCGCCTTTCATTGCACCAGACAACTTTCCTATCCAACCTACTAATCTACCTACGTTAGAAGTTGTTTTACCGATAGCAGTCATTAATGGAGAAAATGCAGTTGCACCTAAAATTGCATATGTGATAAGTTTTTTCATTTCTGGGCTAGCGTTAGAATATGCTTTTGCGAGATCCCTAACAACTTTAAACATTGGTTCCAATGCATCAAGGGCATTTGAAGCAGCATCCATTAATGGTCCACCCATTGTGACAGCTACATCATTTAGTTTGTTTTTTAGGAGTTGTAGTTTGCTTTGGAAAGTTGCGTATCGTTTAGAAGCCTCATCAGTCAACGCTTTGTTTTCACTAAATCCTTTATTTGCGGACTTAAATGCATCGCCAAGTAAATCACCAGCACCAGCCAAACGTTGTAATGTGTCAATTTCTCGTACTGATTCAATACCAATATCTTGCAAGTGAGCAGTTACGTCTTTGCCCTCTTCTTTAAAGCGTTTTAACCCTTTAACAAAATCAATAATGGCTTCTTGTGGATTTTTCTTCCAAGATGCAGCAAATTCATCAGCAGATTTACCAGCGATTTTTGCAAACTTCCACAAATCTTCGCCACCAGACAACACTTGTGTATTAATTTTTTGCATGACACGACTAAACGCCGAACCACCTGCTTCCGCTTCGATACCAACAGAACTCATAGCTGTTGCCAAGCCAAGAATTTGAGGGTCTGTCAACCCTACAACCTTACCTGTACCAGCTAAGCGAAGACCCATTTCAACGATTTCTTTTTCAGTTGTCGCAAAGTTGTTACCCAACTCAACAATTGAGCTACCTAGATTGCTGTACTTAGATGGATCTAATTGTGTGATATTAGCAAACCTAGCTAATGCAGTTGCAGCTTCTTCTGATGACAAGTTAGTAGATTTTCCCATATCAATCATGACACGAGTGAAATTTAAAACATCCTTTGTTTTGATACCTAGCTGACCAGCAGCTTCCGCAACATGAGAAATCTCCGTCGTTGATGCAGGTATCTGTTTAGACATGTTTCTAATTCCTTTTGACAACATATCATAAGAGTAAATAACTTTTCCGTTCGAATCTCTTACTTCATCAACAGTCTTTTTTACACCAGCAAACGCAGATTCAAAATCGCTTGCAGCCTTGACGCTATATAATGCTCCAGCTCCAAATCCAGCGCTTACCCATTTAGTAGCTTCACCTAGTTTTTGCATTTTTTGACCAAAAGAGTCAATCTGTTTGCCACTGCGCTGTAAAAAACCAGTAAAACCGGATTGAGCAGAAACTTCTTCAAAAGCTTTTTTTACAGCTCCTAATTGTCCCTCTAATGCTGCTAATTTTGCATTCTCTCTCTCAATATTAACGGCTGCGGCTTCCCATTTAGCTGTCCCTGGATCTAATTTGTCAAAATCAGATTTCAAACTCGTTAACACTTTTTTTTGCGCTTCAATTGCCTGTGTTACTGACTTATATTTTGCTTGTAGTGCATTGGCTTTAGCTGCGTTATTGTTTAATGCGTTTCCGGTGTTTTTTAAGGCGGCATCTAAAGCTCTCGTCTCTGCTTTGAAATAATTAACAGCTCTTTTTGCGCTTTGCAACTTAGGGTCAAACTTAGAAGTATCTAATCCAAGTTCGATAAACATACTCCCTAGTGGTGTACCTTTTGCCATTTTTCCTCCTTTCAACAAAAATAAAAAGGCGGAGTTTATCCGCCATTTAGAGTCCCAACAAAGTCTTCTAACGACATCACTTCCTCAGATTTGACTTCTGCAGGCTTTAAAACTTCCAGCATATCAATCCAGTTTGTCTCCATGACATCTTTTATAGATACTCCGTAGTCAGATTTGATTACGTTTCTGATAAACTCGTAAAACTTTTCTAATGCCTCGCCGGGTGTTAAGTTGTCTCCTTTGGGTCTTCTGGCTCCCCTCCGATTAACTTAACATATAGATTTGCCAGAGCATTGTTTAATTCATACATGTTGTATTTGTCATATAACATATCGACGGTTAAGCCTTCAAACAAACTAGCCATAAAAGTTAGTTGTTTGTCTAGTTTCACATGTTCTGGATCATCTCCTTTTGCAAGTTCATCTTGCATAATCAAGTAATTTCGATAGTCTCTCACAGTAAGAGATTTACATTCTTTCACCACGAGCTCGCCGTTATCATTTTTAATTTTAATTTCTAAGTCTGACATCTACACTCCTTTACACTCCTGGAATAGCTCCTACGCTTGGTTCGCCTGGATTCAAAAGCTTAACCAAAGCCATTGCATTTTTGCCCTTAGCTTCTGCTTCTTTATCCATTGCCCAACCGACATATTGACCTTTCGCTTCCCCTACTTCACCAGGTTGTGCTGTGAACACTAATTTTTGAGAGTCTAAACCATCATGTTTTTCTTCCTTGGTTTTTAATTCGAAATCTTCCATCGAGAAAGTCCCTTTAAAGAAACCGAGATATACATTCCCCTCTGTCCCTGGAGCTTCTAAAAGAACAGACACTTCAGGCGCTTCTGTATCTTCTCCGATAAATGTAACTCCTTCTGTTTTTTCACCTTTTTTATAACCAAGTATGGTTTGTAAATGTTCGAATGGGATATCAATTGCTTCTGTCTCCATTTTTACATCGCCAACACCTCTGCGCGAGGTGTAATAAGCAATATCTGAACCATATGTTTTGACAGGGGCTGCTGATAATCCACTAATTTTAGCTGTTTTAGTTGCACCTTTACCAGCCTCACCCTCGATGACAATCTTTTTTTTCGCATCACTTAAAACTTGAATTGTCATTCGTTTAAATCCTACTGCTTGCATTAAATTCTCCTTTATCAATACTCTTCATATAAACTGCTAAATCCTTTGTAAGTTCTAGCATCTAGATATCTGTTTGTATCCTCGTCATAACGTTCTAAGCCGTTATCACTTTGAAAAAAATCTATAACCATCAGCTTTTTCTCAATCCTATTTTGCAAATCTTTACATTCGAGCCTTGATACACTCTCTACATCGATTTGATACATAAATTTCTTAGCTAATGGTTTATCTGAACCGAAGTTTGTTTGTCTAGGTGGTGCAAGAGGTACAATAACAATGCTTGTTTGGTCAGAAGGTAGACTTTCTGGTCGCTTAAAAGTTTTTGTTTTAACTGATCTCAAAACTTCGTCTTGTTTAAAAAGCTCACCAATTTCTGTTAGCATGTCTTTAACCATCAAAACCTCCCTTCAACTTGTCTTTTATGCCTTTCGGATATATCGTTTCTAAAACATCCGAATAACGTCGAATTACCCCGACACCACGCCGTTTCTCCTTCCATCCATATTCCAACTCTTGTAAGTGGACCATGTTCCATCGTGGAGCTTGGAATCCAAGTTTC